GTAAATCAAGAAGCAAGTAGGTGCCAAAGAATCGCAGCAAACCTTAACACCCCCGAAAAATATACCTTGACAAATTTCTCAAAGTTGAGTATAATTTATCAAATCGAAGGAGATTACTACTATGGCTTTTGGACTGCAAGTATACGATAGAGACGAAAACCTACTAATGGACACAAGCTCTAAAAGTTGGATGCAGATTGCCGTCTTAAATATACCTTCAGGAGATACCGCCTCGACAATATATTTCAGTGGAAACAGTTTACCCGCAGGCATGGAGCTTAGAGTAGCCTTGCAAATTATAAGCGATGTGCCTATTGACGAAAAACAACTAGTACCTACCGTATCGATCAATACCAGTGTACGATCAGTTCTTATTACAAGTACTTCAGGCACTACCACAAACTCAGAGAATAATACTTTTAACGCATATAGTGCAGCGTGCAAAATACTAATACTAGGAAGATAAGATATGGCATATGGGTTTGTTTCAAAAAACGACGATGATGAGTACTTAATTACTGATCAAACTACAAACTTAACTTTTGTAAAAAGAATCCTCAGCCCCGACTATAGTAGAAGTACTTCACCTAAATCAGGCTTTGGAGGCTTTACCTTATTTAACTATACGGTAAGTAATTGTAGTTCACAGCCTATACCTTTCTTTACTGCACCCTTCTCGGGCAAATCTTATGCCGTAACACAGGTGTTTCCTACAGGCAATGATAACCAGTGGAACATAGAAGTAATATCGAATACACGACCGGAAGACCAGGCCAACTTTGTGCCCCCTCTAATTGTTACTACCCCAGCTCAAGGGTTCGATATGACCCTAGAGCGGTTCTTTCTGCCTGAAGAGTGGGAAACTCCTATATGGCCCGACAGTTCTAGTGCCTCTGGACAAATTGGACAGGTAGAGATTATACCGGGAGGGTACTCAGGTGGCGGAACCACAAATGCACGAGGTCTTACTAGGGGTGCAATGGTTCTGTGCAGCGACTACTCTTCCTATAACACTTCTACTAGTAGCGTTACTCGAGCCTATCAGCAAGAGCACATACCTCAAGGCCGTAGAGTTGAATTTTCAAACATACTAAGATCTGGGCAGTATCTTTCTTGGAAAGGCTATCCCTCTGGCGGCAGCAACGTGCTTGCACCTTTTCAGTATAATGGTGGGGATATTGAAGGGTCTCCACAGACCGGCAGCGGAACTGCATCACTAACGCCACTTCTACAAACCACTAATGTTAGTAGTTATATACATAGAATCCACGAGAAAGATCGTGCAGATATGTCTTATACTTACCCACTTATCAAAACTGACTCTAATGCATCCGACTACGTTAATGGATATACTAGACTGTATATTAGTCAGTGGTCTTATGAAAAAATAAAAGTTGGTCAGTACGCAAACTGGCCTATGAGCATTAGCGATCCGTTTGGCGATGGCAATACCTCTGTAAACTGGTCAGGCTGGAACCAAGTTACAGGCTTGGGGTATAATGCTACCGTAGGGTACTACTTAGAGGTATACGCCAATAAGCCTTGTATGGATTTTGACGATATTACCTGGTACTATAGAAACCGGGCACCCGCAGATATTACTATAGGAGGCAGCAAGTTCGAACACTTCAACTTCTACGTACGAGGCTGGCCTAGCGTAAATGCAACAGGAACAGGCTCCCCGCTTTATCAGTTTACTTTAAACGCAAACTACACTCCAAGCAATATGGACTTTTTCGCCATCCCTCTAGACAACAGCGAAGCCCAGAGACATGAATTACGCTTATACCAGGTCCAGTCACGAATTACCGACTTCCCTGCACACCTAGACCCTGATTTAGGTCAAACTCCTGCAGACAACCCTGCTGACTATACAGAATATTACGATACCACTTATCATAAGCCTAGTTTAGGGGTTAACCCGTGGGCATACTCGAACAATGGAAATACCTCAATCGGCTTACCTACTACGCAACATGGGTTTATACTTCGTTCTGGCCTATCAGGTGGCACACATTATCTAGACAATGATATGGACATAGATGTCCTGTTGAAAGGAGATGCAAGCTACCACGTACTACGTAGTGACACTGCCAGTAGTACTAGACCTTTGTATGATGAAACTAATGTAGTGACCAACCTTGGTACGTCTCAGCTAGCAAAACTGCAGGTAACAAACTTCACTTCAGACAGTATTTCGTTTAACGAATCAGTAACATTTAATCCTTCAGCTTCTACTCCAACGAGTTTCGGCGTTTTGTATGGACATGTGCTCTTTCACATACCCTACAGTAAAACTTTTGTAGACAGTGGAGGGTTCGTACGCGTGTATCACGGCACTAACTTCCTTACGTACAACCATGGAGCTTCAGCAGCCTCTCTCTCAAATGGAGAATACTCTTTAAAATCTGTATCCATTTATTCAACGAACCCCAGCTCTGACCCAGGCACAGCAGGCCATCCTAGCCCTATGAGTCCTGCACCTTTTACTCCAGGTACGTGGTCAGTACCAGCGAATCAAAGTACAGAGCTAGCTTTAATGGCTGATCATTCAAATTATTCATCGAGTGTGTATGCGGGACTATTATCTGGAGGCAGTGTTTATGTCAAATACCGCGTAAATATTAGAGCACTAGATGGTACGCTTTCCGAAATATGGGTAAACCAACAAGTTAAAAACTTAAAACCAACTTCTTCACAAATTCACTATCAACTTCGCACTAACATTGGTTTTGCCCAACTCCTACAGACTCAGACATATCCCAAAGTAGAGACGAAGTCACCCCCTTCAGGAATTACAGTAAATATTAAAACAGAAAATATAACAGGTACTAGAACATATACATTAAGCTCCCAAGGCGCTACTTTAAAGACTGTCAGTACAAACAGTAATGATTATGACATAACTTTCGATCCTTGGGACCGAACGTACTCCGCAACCTATAACAGTTATATTGACAGTATACCACATGCTACTTCTACTTCGTTTTACATCACTACCACGCAAACTGGATATACAGCTACCCGCACCTTTTACGTCCGCCTCGTCAGGACTCCAGGTAGCACTGTACGTTTAATAAAGCACCATGGAAATAAATCTTACCACACCGCAGTCGATCCATCTCTGTGGAGACACGCTGGCTTTGTAACTGCTCCCGACACAGTTCAGACGCAAATAAGAAGCTTTACTCCCGGCGTAGCTTGCATAAGAGGCGTAGTAGATAATATTCATGGTGTAAATATACAGCCTTACTACATCGCCGACACAACGATAGGCTCGACTTCATCGGCGGCGCGACCTAATAGGGCTTACAGAACTACGCATTCTACTGGCACTACATTCGAAGCAATGAATTGCCACGAGAACGTAGGCTTACTTAGCTATTTCCCTACATACGCTTACAGCGATAATAACTCTTTAACCACGAAGTATAGCTATGCCAGCAGTAATAGTGTCAAATGGAATTATTCTTATGTAAGCACTGGAGGAGGCACTACACATACAAAAGCCCATCAAGTATCTTTAACCTCCGCAGCTAGGGGTCTATTACGAGCCAACTATGGGAGATTGACTAGCTCTGGCAGCACGAAAGAGAAGCTTATCTGGAACGGCAGCACAATAACGTCCTCAAATACTGTAGGAGGGATAGCACAGGGAGTCACTGTAGGAAACTATACTTACACTTTTGACTTTGATAATACTACATATACAGAACACTTTTCGTTTGTACCAGTTAAACGTACAGGCCCTTACACTGTAGCTGATAACGGAGATTTCGATGTAAACGCCTACAACGTAGGTGGAGCTCCAGAGCTTTATATATTCTCTGAGCCACCCGCTGCCCCCACGCCTCATGGCGACCACGGTATGCAAATACTATCAACTGCAGGAGCAACAGTATTTGACTCCAGATCTAGGCCCCTGCTTATAACAGACACTGCAAATATATCTCACCCTTCAAATCCGGTTACGCCCTCTTGTGGAAGTCTTAAGGCCAATAGTTGGGGAGGTAACTTCCAGAGCCATAGTAGCCAATTTACTCCAACAGGAAGCTCTACGATATCGCTTAGTACTTCTGCTGCGCCAGCGTTCTTTTATAATACAAAAGTGCAGTCCCATAGAGAGTGTGTTAGAACCGAGGAAGAAACAGAAACTGATACTCTTGGACTCAGTGAAAGAACGTACTACCATACTACAAAGTACTGGGCACTATATAAAGGAGGTATAGCACGGACAGATAACAATACCTCTTCAATTGCCGCGAGTATATTACGATAGAAAGGGGTGCTTATTACCAAGTGCGTAAAGTGAGCAGCTACCTTTTCGGATCTGTAGATGGAGGGCAGAGTAGTGGAGCGCATGGTATCATGCCCTGGAATAATGAGACAATCAATAATATTACCGACACAGTAATATCTATAGACACAGTTCCTTACACCGGACCTACATATACAGTAACTACTACTTTTAGTGGTACTATTAAACTGTCTGGCACCGACAGGAATGGCACATTCTCGAATGTATCGAACAAGTCGTTAACTATACGCACAGGCGATAGACTAAAAATCACATTCAGTGAGGCAGCTATGTCACTAAAGACCGCATCTAGCTCCTCGGCATCATATAATGTACTAAATGAAGAGACTATAAATAATGTAGGTACAGCAAATAGTCAAGTAACTTGGGTTCCGCATACTCCAGGCACTTATTATTATACAAAAACGGGTAGTGCCTCTAGTGTTTATCGTGGCTCTATAGTTGTCACTACAGGATAGCTTTCGGTGCCATAACCTACGAAAAATGTTACCAACTTTTGTGAATTTTTCACTTTACTTTTGGAGGAGATTTGAGGTATACTATGTCCTCGACTAATCGAAAAAGAAATGGAGAATTTATGAAAAATTTATTATTAGTAACAGCACTAGTTGCACCTTTAGCGGTAGCAGGTCCATACATTGAGTACAAGAACAATGTAAGCTTTACAGAGTTTGATACTCTTGGCTCATTTGAAGAGACTACAGGTAATTTACGTCTTGGTACCTCAATCGGAAAAAACTTTTATGTTGAGTACGGTAAATTTGGTACTGGTTTAGATTTTGATACTGGTACTGCTGCAGAAGCAGGGTACAAAGTTAAGTTTGGTGACTTGCAGATCAAAGGTAAAATTGAAAGCACCAATGTAGATGAATGGAATCATAAACTAGAAACTGAAGTACGATATACTTTCTGGTAAACCTCTCAAAAGCCTCCGTTCTGGGGGCTTTTTCTTACCCCCCAGCAAAAAAACTTCTTGACTTTACACCCTTAATCTATTATAATTTCTAACATGGCTAAAGAAGTAACTAAAATATCTCCTGAAGGGCTCGAAATAGCGAATAGTTATTTACAGTTCGGAAACATTCGTGCAGTAAGCGAACATTTGTGCGTGCCAGAAGATAAAGTAGTAGCCAATCTAAATTCCAGAGAGATTAAACGTTATGTCGATACTGTCTACTTAGACCTCGGCTACCGTAATAAGAATCAAATTGGTGCCGTACTAGATGAAATGATTGCTTCAAAACTAGAAGAAGCCCAGGAAACGGGAATCTACTCTAGCAAAGACTTAGCAGACCTTCTTCAGATGGCCCATAAGATGCGTATGGACGAAATAAAAGCACAAGCCGACCTAGAAAAAGCTCAATCGGGTAACATCAAAAATCAGACAAATGTCCAGATTAATGAGTCGATACCGTTTGGTCAAGGTAATTATGGCAAGTTAATGGAGAAACTACTAAGTGGACCAGCAAATGAAGGATCATGATAGATTGGACTCTCTAGAGCGAGAGACAGAGACTCATATAGTCCAGTGCGAAGAAAGGTGGAAATCTAACTTTCGTAGGCTGGATCATATTGATGAAACTCTTAAGCGTATAGAGTCAAGAACCATAACAATTGGAGGAGCCGCCATACTATTCTTGGCGTCTCTAGTTATTACGGTACTATCGGGGAAAATGGGATGAATAACATTATCTTTAAAGAAAAAGGTTTTTTTTGGTTTGAAACTAAAGAAGGTAAGCTCTACAAATTTAACTCCAAACAGGAAGCAATAAACGCAGGTGGAAAAGTAGAAGAGGTCAAAGTAAGTGGAGTACCCTACAAAGTAGCTAGCGTAGACATAAACTTAACAGACAGCGAGTAATTTCATATGAAAAAAGCACTGGTTATTTTACTGTGCTTTAGCTCACTTTCCTATTCACAGGAGAACAGCGATAATTCTTCTACTCAAGAAGGTGACCTAAACAATAATTATCAAGGTGCTACCGTAGATAGTAATAATACTTCGGAGAGTAACACCAATCAGTATAATGGAGCAGGGGCATCTAGTCAGATACCTGTCTCGACTGCTACAGCGCCCTCTCTAATGTCTGCGGGCCAGGACAGCTGCCTTAAATCTTTATCAGCAGGAGTACAGTCTCAGGTGATAGGGTTTAGTAAAGGCAAGTATGTTCAAGATTCAGAGTGTAATCGTAGAAAGGATACAATTGTTTTAAAAGGACTTGGCATGACAATTGCTGCAATAGCAAGAATGTGTCAGAGTGACGAAGTATGGGAGGCGATGTTCTCTAGTGGAACGCCCTGTCCATTGTCAATCAACGGAAAGCTCGTTGTAGGAAAAGCCGCATTTATTACTATGCGAAGACAGCCCGAAACTTTCGTTCCTAATTACTTGGAGCGTAAAGAATACTACGACCTAGTGTTGGGCAGAGGGGAGAAGCAAGATGAAAACCAAGAAGTTGGTGATACTCGCAGCATTAGCGAGCGCTTCAGGACTAGCACAGTCCCAGAGCGAGATTGATAGTTTAATATCGAGTTCAAACTATATAAATGCCCAAGTATCTATAGCAAGACAGCAAGCAGACGCCGCAGCACAGGCAGCTTTAGACGGAAATATAGTAGTACCAGGGACATATACAGCTGCGCAGATAAGCATGTTAGAGGTTTCCACATATAATCAAGCTCTTATAGATGTAGTAAATGCTAACTACTATACAGCAGCAGATTTTTACGAAGACCAATATCAAGACTCTATGGAGTCGCTCGGCGCAACTATTGAGGTGTTTGCCGACGCTGCGACAGAAATATCTAAAGTAGCCGCCGTTGTAGAGATAACTGCAAATGCAGAAACTGCAGAAGAGAAAGTAGATATGCAAAACTTCATACGCTCTAGCGACCTAACTCTAGACACCCAAACTGTAGCGGTATTCAACGAGTCCGTAGAGAAGATTGAAACATTTTCTCAGAGTGCCGCAGTGTTTAAAAACGCTTCCGTTGATGTAGATGTATTATCAACAACTGATACCATAACTATAGATAGCTTTTCTAATTTGGCTCGCTCAACCGCATTCTACAGTGCCCAGGATGATCACCTTAATGTGTTGTTGGATACCCAAACCCCTATAATGATCAATGGGTACTTCCAATACGGCGACACCGCATCCTTACTAGGTCCACAAGAGTACTTAGGGGGACCTTCAGACGGAGGCTTTTACAGCGATCCTGCACCTGAAATGGGAGAACTTCCATGAGTTTAGAGAATACAGAATTGACAATTGGTGGAACCACATTCAAAGGTGTATACATAGCAATTATGCTTAGTTTCGCAACTACAATAGGTGGGGGCATTTGGGCAGCTTCTGAGTTTTTCTCTCGAGTAGCCACTATAGAAGACGATTTAGGCTCTATAGTAATACCTGATTTATCTGATATAGAACAGGATCTCGCAACTGTAAGGACTCAACTAGAAGACAATAACGTTGCTCACCTACAAGGCAAACTAGCAGAGCTAGGAGTAACCTTGAAAAATATAGGCGATAGACAACAGGAAGTACTAGATGACGCTTCTGCTTCAACAGATAAAGTCAATCAACTAGAAAAAGACTTCCTAATCCTAGAAGATAAAGTAGAAGAAGGTTTAGAAGATGTACAGGATTTTGAAAAGGACGTAAAAACATTTAAGATAGAAGTAGATGATCTTTGGAAAGGTCTAGACGCGGCGTCAAGCCCGTTAGGAGGTTAATATGCCAAAAGGTAGAGGAACATACGGTTCAACAGTAGGACGACCAAAAAAGAAAAAGCCAAAAAAGAGAGGTAAGAAAGGTGCCCGCTAAGCGCAAGGCCCGTAAAAAAGACTCTCGCCTAAAGCGCGCGAAAGTCTCTGGGTACAATAAGCCTAAACGCACACCAGGTCACGCAAAGAAATCTCACATTGTTGTAGCAAAGGTTGGCAGTAAAGTAAAGACTATTCGTTTTGGACAACAAGGAGCTAAAACTGCTGGTAAGCCAAAAGCAGGAGAATCAGCGGCTATGAAAGCAAAGCGTCGTTCGTTTAAAGCACGTCACGCTAAAAATATTGCTAAAGGCAAAATGTCTGCAGCATATTGGGCGAATAAAGTAAAATGGTAATAGCTGTATTTAAAGATAGAACATAAATCAAAAGGCAAGTAATAATGGCAATAGAAATAAGTAGAAAAGACGTAGTAAGTAGCGAAATAGTGGAGCTTGACTCCACTGATCGCTTCTTGAAGATACCTGTAGATCCTTATTTGGACATGTTAAACATTGAGCCGTTAGAGTCTCAAATAGCCATGATCAATGCAGTTAATAACCCCAAGTATCGCTTCATAGTAGCAGCATTATCACGTAGACAGGGCAAGACGTATATAGCCAATATTATCGGCCAATTAGTTACTCTTATTCCTGGCTGTAATGTGTTGATAATGTCACCGAACTACTCACTGTCTCAGATTTCTTTCGACCTACAACGGGGTCTCATAAAACACTTTGACTTAGAAGTAACAAAAGATAACGCAAAAGATAAAGTTATCACACTATCTAATGGATCAAACGTTCGTATGGGTTCCGTAAATCAGGTAGACTCTTGTGTAGGCCGAAGCTACGATCTTATCATATTTGATGAAGCAGCACTATCAGACGGTAGAGATGCTTTCAACGTAGCACTACGTCCCACACTAGATAAGCCTAACTCTAAAGCTATATTTGTATCAACCCCTCGTGGTCGCAACAATTGGTTCTCAGAATTCTTTTATAGAGGATACAGCGACGAGTTTCCTGAATGGTGTTCAATACGTGCAACTTATAAAGACAACCCTAGAATGACCGAATCAGATATAACAGAAGCTAGAAAGTCTATGAGTGAGGCAGAGTTTAAGCAAGAGTACGAGGCGGATTTTAATACTTACGAAGGACAGATTTGGAACTTTAATTTCGAGACGCAAGTCCAGGACTACAGCAGGTTTGAGCCAAAAGGTATGGACATATTCGCAGGACTTGATGTAGGTTATCGAGACCCTACTGCATTTTGTGTAATTGCGTATGATTGGGACAATGAAGTATTCCATGTATTAGATGAATACTATGACTCAGAACGTACTACAGAGCAACATGCCATAGAAATACAGGGACTAATAGATAAGTGGGACATAGACTATATTTATATAGATTCCGCTGCCGCGCAGACCCGTTTTGACTTTGCACAGAACTATGATATTAGTACTATAAACGCCAAGAAGTCGGTGCTGGATGGTATAGCCCATGTAGCTGCCATCGTAGACAATGATAATATGTTTGTGCACCAAGAATGCAAAGAGACCTTAGGGTGTCTAGATGCTTACCAGTGGGATACTAATCCCAACCTTGTTAGAGAAAAGCCAAAACATAATATGGCCTCGCACATGGCAGATGCTTTGAGGTACGCACTATACTCATTTCAAACCGGTGGTGGCACATTCTAGTGCAGCTAGGAAAAATAGTGTTTGACAATAGACGTTAAACTGGTTATAATTTTGGATAAGAAAATGGAACTGAAAAGAGATTTAGTAAAATACATTCGAGATAAGGCGAAGTCGAAATACAAAAAAGGATGTGAGTGCGAGATTTGTGGTGATACCGTAAAGCTTGACTTCCACCATTATAACAGCCTAACTCGACTACTTGACAAATGGGTCAAGGAAAATAATGTAGAGCGTTATCTTGTAATGGAGTGGCGCGAAGAATTTATTGATGAACATGATGCAGAGTTGTATGAGTATACCGCCACGTTATGTCACAAACACCACTTACAACTACACTCTATCTATGGTAAAGACCCACTACTAAGTACTGCTACAAAGCAGGAACGTTGGGTAAGAATACAACGAGAAAAGCATGGCTTGGTATGATAATATCTTAAATAGGAAAGTGCCTGAAGATGATAACGTAATCTTTAAGCTTAATCCTGTACAAGAGTATTTACAACAAACACTCTCCTCTAGAGAGGCCACCCATAGCTATGAGAGATATTACGAGGAATTAGAAATAGTTAATCGTGGTGTTAACATGATTATAGACGATGTTGCAGAAATCCCTGTGAGAGTAGGGGCTCCCACAAAGACTCTTAGTATTGTAAAAAACATAAAACGATCTAAGGTAGATTCTTTGCTCAACCACCAGCCTAACCTCTATCAAGATATTAATACGTTTAAACGTAATTGCATAACCGACTATCTTCTAGACGGGAATATTTTTATATATTTTGATGGTGCGTTCATCTATCATGTTCCAGCCTCAAAAGTTACGATCCATGGGGATCCTAAGACTTATATAGAGAAATACACTTATAATGATGTAGATTACTCCCCTAATGAAATGGTACATATCAAAGAGAATTCATTCCATGATATGTACAGAGGAGTTTCTAGACTAAAACCCGCTGTTAGAACTATGAAGATTATCAAGTCTATGCGTGACTTTCAAGATAACTTTTTTAACAATGGAGCAGTTCCTGGTTTAGTACTTAAGTCCCCTAATACTTTATCTGAGAAAATCAAAGAAAGAATGATTCAATCTTGGAGCGTAAGATATAAGCCTGACGCCGGAGGACGACGCCCCTTAATATTAGACGGTGGAATCGAAGTTGATGAGCTCACAAATGTAAATTTTAAAGACCTAGATTTTCAAAACGCAATACTTGAGAACGAGAAGATTATAGTAAAAGCTCTAGGAGTTCCTTACATTCTTTTGGACTCTGGGAATAACGCTAACATTCGTCCCAATATGCGAATGTACTACTTAGAGACTATACTACCAATACATAGAAAAATGAATTATGCTTTAGAAAGGTTTTTTGGGTTTGAGATAAAAGAAGATACTACCGAAATCCCTGCTTTACAGCCAGAAATGAGAGACCAATCCGCATATTATACTTCATTAGTAAATGGTGGAATAATCACAGCAGCAGAAGCCAGAGAGCGTCTTGGTTTTGAGGAAATAGAAAATACACAAGATATTCGCATACCTGCAAACATAGCAGGCTCTGCAGCAAACCCAGACGAAGGCGGAAGGCCCGAAGAGACAAAGGAAGATTAAAATGCCCGGAAAAAGAGTTGGAGCAAACGTAGAGAAATTAGCAATGTACTTTCTAGAGATAGGAAAAGTACCTACCTGGACTGAGTACCAAAATGATAAATATAATATCCCTATTAAAGTAACGTCATTCGGTCATGTATTTACTTCTTGGAAGCAGGCCGTAAACCTGGTACGTAAAACTAGACCCGACGTATGGGTTGAGCTACATACTACGCCTGAGCCTGAGCAAGTAGCTAAACCTGTAGCGCCTAAGCCTGCGCCTAAACTGTCTGTTAAAAAAGATCCCTTATCAAAATTAGGGTCAAGCAAAAAAGAGAAATAATATGGATAAAATCTTACATGTAGCCTCTACGTTCAAGTCTCTTGAGAATGATGATGGTAGCGTAATGATACGAGGTATGGCAAGTACTAATCACTCTGACCGAGCAGGAGATGTAATCTCTAAAGAGGCTTGGGAAAAAGGTGGTTTAGAAAATTTTAAAAATAACCCTGTAATTTTATTTAATCACGACTATGATAAACCAATTGGTCGTGCAACAGGCGTTAAAGTAACAGAAAATGGACTAGAGTTAGAAGCAAAGATTAGTAAATCTGCTCCTGCTGCAGTCTGTGAACTAGTAAAAGACGGTGTTCTTGGAGCCTTTTCCGTTGGTTTCAAAGTCAAGGATGCTGATTATATAAAAGAAACTGACGGATTAATGATTAAGGATGCTGAGTTGTTTGAAGTATCGGTTGTATCGGTACCATGCAATCAAGCAGCTACTTTTTCTCTCGCGAAATCGTTTGACTCTCAAGAAGAGTACAATGAGTTCAAGAAAACTTTCACCAATCGTGTAGATCTAACAGGTCAGTCTCTGACCAAAGAAGATGAAATATCATCCAACCTGGTTAGTGATGCACCTACAAGCTCCGAGAAATCGGAAAAACAGGAGATCAAAATGGATACTAATGAATCCGGAATCGACTTGGAAGCATTTGCTAAGAAAGTAGCTGAAGAAACTGCTGCTAAAATTGCAATGAAACAAGCCGAAACAAAAGCCGCTGACGAAGCGCAAGCAAAAATCGCAGCTGACGCTGCAGAAGCAAAAGCTGCTCAAGACGAGCAAGTTAAAACAGTAATCCGCACTGGTATCGAAACTGGCGCAGAAAGATTAAAAGCTGACATGGAAGCTGACTTTGCTAAGGCAAAAGACAGTGAAATGGCTGACGTTGTTAAGAAGTATGAAGCTGATGTTGCCGAGAAATCTGCAGAATTAGAAGCTATGCGTAACAGCAAAATGGAGTTTGCAGCAAAATCTGGTCAGTCTGATTTCTCTAAAGAATTCTTACATGCTAGCGTTTTAGGTGCAATCACTGGTAAAGGCATGGGAACTAACTTTGCTAAAGATCTTATGCAGAAAAATACTTTATTCGGTACTCCAACTCCAGTAGATACAGACGGTAATATCGATCTTTCTGTTACTCAAGCATTTGAAGAAGAAGTTTCTTTATCAACTAATGTTGCCGGTTTATTCCGTGAGATTCCAGTAAATTCACAAGCTACTATCATTCCTTTCGCTGCAGAAGCAGACGAAGCGGTATTTGGTGGTGCTGGCGGTCTTAGCACTAATACTAATCGTTTACAGAACGGTGGTACTGAAGGTCAATTCGACATTGGTAAGCGAATCATCAACACTGAGCGTGTTATTGCTGGTACTTTTATCGACAATGATACTGACGAAGAGTCTTTGATTAGCTTCTTGCCTATGATCACTTCAGCTTTAGCTGTTGCACATGGTCGCGCAATCGATAAAGCATTGCTTTATGGTACTGCTAACAACACAGCTGGTATGGCTGGTGGTAATGGTAACGATAAAGGCGCTGGCCTTTTAGGTACTGGACTCGAAGTATTAGCTCAGTTAGATGGCGCTCCTGCGTTCTCTGGTGCAGACTTGGTTGCTGCACGTGCATCAATGGGTAAATTTGGTGTTAATCCAACTAAGATTGCATACATTGTATCTCTACCTGCTTACTATAAGTTACTAGAAGATGCGGATTTCCAAACTGTTGATCAGATTGGTAATGATCGTGCAACTATCCTTACGGGTCAAGTTGGTCAAGCATACGGTTCTCCAGTAATCGTAAGTGACGTTCTTGCACCGGCTTCTGCTGGTACTGCATGTGTTGCTGTAAATGTTGATGCATTCTTAGTCGGTCGATTAAGAGGCGTTAAGATTGAAACAGACTACGAAGTAGCTAACCAACGAAATGCAATTGTTGCAACTCAGGCTATTGGCTTCTCACGAATCCAATCAGCTCTTGGTGCAGTGGCTGTACAGCTTACTGCCGACGCAGGCTAATAGTAGTATACTACTTAAACTTCGGGGTGGTTCGCCGCCCCCAAGTTTTTATTAATGGACTTATAATATGGCAAATTTAATAACACTAACCGAATATAAAGAGCTTGAAGGCATCACTAGCCCTCAACATGACGCTCGCACGGAAGTTATTATCTCGTCTGTGAGTCAATTAATAAAAACTTATTGTGGAAACAGTATTATAGATCATTATAGCGGTGCCAATAAGGTAGAGACCCTTTCTATAAACTACGGTACACACGCAATTCAGTTAACGGAAAGCCCAATTGTTACAATTGTAACTGTACAGGAGCGTACCGAAATTGGAGGCGCTTATACTACTTTATCTAATACTGATGATGTAGAGTTAGACGCTGCTACAGACACATTGTATAGAGTTTCTGGCGGTCATTATCAAAACTGGGAACAAGGCATTAACTCCGTTAAAGTTACTTACGCTGCAGGATATAACTCAACCCCTGCAGATTTGTTACTGGCAGTAGCAGATACAGTAACTTATTATCTTAAAGGTGAGCACAAAGAGCGCAAGACTATTAAAGGCGCTACTATACAGAATGCTCGCAGCGATATATCTTTTCCAGACCACATTAAAAGAGTACTAGACCTTTACAGGACGTACTAGTGAGTAGAGCTAGTCAGTTAAGTTTCTTAGAGAAGTTAGATAAAGAAATGTCTAGAAACTCTTCGGATTATAGAAAGAACTCTGCAGATTATAGAGCTCATTCCTTCACTGTGACTAGAAAAGGCCTAAGACGTGCAATAGCCTTAGTATTAGAAAATCAGTTTATAGATATTTCCAAAGGAGATGTACAAGACATACAAAAGCTACTCGATCCTGTAGTTAAGAAACTTATAAAACATATAGGAAAAGAAATACAGAGAATAAGCAAAAAAGATCCAAGCGTTAGACTACATAAGTACTCTGCAGCAACTATAGTTGCATCTTTTGACGCTAAAAATACCAGTAGATATGCAAAAATATACGGTGTGTATAAACAACAAATTAAAATAGTTGCAAGTGCTTTTAACAAATCAGTAACAATTGTGCTAGGTAAGAAATCCAACTTAGCCGCAGGTGAAGTATTTAATTTAGAACATGGACACTTGCAAGGTATAGTAGAGTCACAAGTACGAGACGCTATAGATAATGCCGTATTAGAAGATAGCGAAAGGTCTAAAAGTATGGTTATGTCTTTCTTCAAGAAAAGAGGCGTAGACCTAAAGGTAGTACGGGACACAAAAGCGGATACAATGAATGTCTTTATAGGTTCCGCAGTAGATAATATTAACGAAGGCGGTATCTCTAAAAATAGAAAAGCTAAGCTACAGAGAGAATTAAAGAAAGCTATAACTGAGCTACAAGAGGGAGGTTACTTTTTAACTTTAAAAGGTTCAGACTCTTTTAAAGATATAAAAGAAAAGCAAGCCACTGCTGCAGTATTAAATAGTTTTAAAGGGAAAAAAGGACATAAAGTGTCTAAATCTCCTTCAATTAAACACTCTAAAACGACTACTAAGAAAACAAAAAACAAAAAAGGTGCAGTAGTTTCTCCTTTATTGAAAAAGAAAAAACTACGCAAAGCAAAAAGATCAACAGGCGTTGCTTCAACTCCTCTACAATTAATTGCAAGTCTGAACAAAGCTTTGCCATCAGCGGTTCGAGATAATATGAAAGAACCTGGACTAGTTAATAGAACAGGCAGGTTTGCAGCAAGTGTGCATGTAACAGATGTTATGACAACAAAAACAGGGCTGCCAAGTATAGGGTATACATACGATAGAGACCCCTACGAAGTATTTGAGGCAAGCAGCGGAACCAGATTCTCGAGCACAGATAGAGACCCAAGAAAGATAATAGATAAGTCTATACGAGAAATAGCAACTAAAATGGCAATCGGAAGATTCTTTACTAGGAGAACATAATGACTTCAAGAATATATGCAACAAAACGAAGCTCCATAGTAAATGCCTTAGCAGAAAAGTTAAAGACTATTGATGGTACTGGACATTTTCTAACAAACGTATATGACAACGTCAGCCCTAGACTCTTATTTTGGGACGAGGTTAGTGATTTTCCTGCTATTCACTTAAACGCAGGACAAGAGACAAGAGAGTACCAAGGCGGCGGATATAGAGATAGATTCCTAAACATTACACTGAGATGTTATGTAAACGAAGAGAATGCACAAGACGCATTATCCGCGCTCATGGAAGACGTAGAGACAGTACTAGAAGATAGCTCTAGACTGAAGTATTTAGATAAGCAGGGTGTTGAACACTTCACCCATCAAATCTCCCTTATGAGTCTTGAGACTGATGAGGGCGTACTAGAGCCACTAGGCGTAGGAGAACTACAAATAGAGGTTCGATATTAGAAACTACTAACACGAACAAATGTTCACGATTAGTTCTTTCCAGAAAATCATAGGAGAATTACTATGGCTAGTTCAATTTTTTTAAGCAGAACGGCGAAGATGTTTGTAAAGTTCGATACCTCAGAGGTATTCGAAATCCCAATTTTAGAAGGTTACTCATTTTCTCAATCAATGAATACTTCAGAAGTAACTTTATCTGAAGCAACAGGCGCAAGTAACGTAAGTAGACGTGGCCGCAAAATGTTCAATAACTCTCTAGCACCTGTTGAGTTTTCTTTCTCAACATACGTTAGACCTTTTGTATCTAACGGTGATCAAGGAACTACAGCTGGAGATGCAGATGATGCGGTAACTACTCATGGGGTTGAAGAGGTACTTTGGGCCTTAATGGCAGGTGCTGATACTTATACTACTGGCGCTTTTTTAAATGGTGCCAACCCAATTACTACTCCGGCAGCTGCAACAAACCCTATTTCGTTTGCGCACTCAAACATTCCACAGTTCAAAAATAACGTAGAGATTATTTTTCAGTTAGAAGAAGAAGACAGTAATGGCGGCTTTTTGACGTACACCCTAGGCGGTGCTGCATTAAACGAAGCAACTATTGACTTTGACATTGAAGGTATTGCAACTATCTCTTGGTCTGGAATGGGTACTTCAATTACTGAGGCAGCCAACCAAACTGCAATAACTGCAGATATTTTCGAAGGTGTTACAAGCACATCTAACTTTATTCAAAATAGATTAAGTACAGTAACGCTTGACCCTACAGATGGCCAAACAGGTTTAGAAAGCTCTGCTTATACTCTTACTCTTACAGGAGGCAGTATCACCATCAGCAATAACATTAGCTTTTTAACTCCAGAAGAATTAGCCACAGTAAACAAGCCTATAGGCCATGTAAGCGGTTCTAGATCTATTACAGGCACTATGAGCTGCTACCTGGATGATAGCTCTGCTAATAGTTCGGCATCTTTATTCGAGGATATGGCTTCTGCTACTACTCTTATACAGAATGAGTTTGCACTCAACATCGGTATTGGAGGTATTTCAGGCACTCCGTCTATTAAGTTCTCTTTGCCGCAGGCACAGCTTCAGATACCTACACACTCTTTCGATGACGTAGTATCGGTAGAGGTTACTTTTGATGGTATGCCCACTACTTTCGATGCAGCAGACGAAATTAGTATTACTTACAAAGCAGCCTAATTTTTAGGTGTAGTAAAAGGAGGGGCTTCGGCCCCTTTCTTTGGAATAAAAAATATGACCACTGAATTTTACTTAGATAAAGAACTTAAAGTATACCTTGAAAATGACAAAGGCGAGCTGTGGCAAATTGCTGTAACAGCAGTACCTTCGTTTTCACAAAGTGTTAACCAAGAACCTGTTAGTACACCTTCGCTATATGCGGGCGGTACTACTAGGAATTCTTTAAATAAGTTTACAAAAAATATCAAGGTAGGATACGCACCAGGTGAGTGGTCATTCAGTACGTATGTTAGACCTTTTAATCAAGACTCGAAAGAACGTGCTGTAGAAGACGTTTTATGGGAGTCTTTTGCTCAAGGTTCTGCAACCGCATATGCAGACAGCCCAAGCTCTGTATCTGCTACAAAACAAGATATAACTCTCTCTAAAGATGAACTATTAAGTTCCTTTAATCTTTACTTTATATATGAAAACAATACCGGATACGTAATGAAGAATTGCGTAGTATCCTCCGCTAATACAACTGTAGATATTGGGTCTTTGGCTACAATATCATGGTCGGGGTCGGGAACAAGTTTAGAAAAGTTCGACCCACAGGATTTAGTACAGTCTGCAGATAACTCGCCACAACATAGAAGCGGCAACATTGACAGTGGAAAAATGGCTGCAATGGAAGGCAATACTGCAATATTTGCACACTCATGGGAAAACGCCCCTGATACAAATAACTACGATGGTGCTGCTCATGTGTATGTAACAAATGATGGTGGGTGTACGTGGGAGTTTCAACAGACTTTACGACCTACTGAGACGGGAGGCCATGAGTACTTCGGGGTCTCTATGGCTCTCGAAGGGGATAAACTTGTTATAGGTGCAGTCAATCGCCTGGGCGGAGACGGAGGATTCTACTACTTTACTAGAGCTGCAGGAGTCTGGACCCTAGTAGCGGCTTATTCTAGTCCTGACTTTGACGAGGATAATGGTGACGATGACGGAGTCTCAGGGGACTATGATGATGATAGACTAGGTCAATCAGTAGCAATGAGCGGAGACTATTTAGTAACAGGTGTATCTGGGCATGATTCCGGAGATAGTTTAGACGATAATATTGGTGCAGCAGTTGTATGGAAGCTTGTAAACAACGGATGGGTGCAAAAGGCTATATTATATAACACAGATGGAACGGACCAGCAATACGGAAGAAGTGTGCAGATAGATGGAGACAGAATTGTTATTCCGAGCAGACAAAATCTTTATTTTTACACTACATCAGACGCGGGAGAAACTTGGTCACTAGAGCAGACTTTATTTATCTGGGCCGTCGGTAAACCAATAGCATCACAGAACGAAATATGTAAATATAACCGCCAGGGCGGAACTTACGGTACCGTCATGCTTGGCATGGCCTACATAGATTCTAATGCCGGCTTTTTTGATAGCGGTGCAGTGCTGGTAATTACACATAATGGAACAGCTTGGTCCCTTACACAAACTATAGCGTCTCCTCTTGCAGCAACGCAACATTATTTCGGACGCCACATAGACT